TGCCACCTTCGGGTGGCATTTTTTTTGGAGAAGAGTAGTGAATATCAATGAACTCCGCCGCGAACGCGCAGCCATCAACCAGCGAGTGCAGGCGCTGGCGCAAATCGAGGCGGGCGGCACGGCTCTGTCGGCCGAGCAACAGACCGAATTCGACCAACTCAGCACGAAGTTCAACGATCTGAGTTCGCAGATCGAGCGCGCGGAAGCTGCAGAGCGCATGGCCGCGGCGGCTGCTGTTCCGGTCGATCCGACGCCGGCCGCCGTCGCAGCGCCGGCCGCTTCGGCCGTGCCGGCGCAGCCGAAAGCGCCCGAAGTGAAGGGCGCGAAGATGGCGCGCATGGTCCGTGCGCTCGCGGCAGCACGCGGTGACGCACAACTCGCGTCGAAACTGGCGATCGAGCGCGGATTCGGCGAGGAAGTCGCGATGTCGCTGAACACCCTCACGTCGAGCGCGGGTGGCATCCTCGTGCCGGAGAACCTGTCGAGCGAGGTTATCGAACTGCTGCGCCCGAAGTCCGTCGTTCGCAAGCTCGGCGCGCGCACGCTGCCGCTCTCGAACGGCAACATCACCATCCCGCGCTTGAAGGGGGGCGCTATCGTTGGCTACATCGGCGCGGACAGCGATTTCCCGACTACGCAACAACAGTTCGACGACCTGAAACTCACGGCAAAGAAGATGGCCGCGCTGGTGCCGATCGCGAACGATCTCATCAAGTACGCCGGCGTGAATCCGAACGTCGATCAAATCGTGGTCGGCGACCTTACCGCCGCGATCGGTGCGCGCGAAGACAAGGCGTTCATTCGCGACGATGGCACGGCGAATACTCCGAAGGGCCTGCGCTTCTGGGCGCTCCCCGGCAACGTCCTCACCGCAAGCGATGCTTCGACGCTGCAAAAGATCGAAACGGATCTCGGCAAGGCCATTCTCGCCCTCGAAAACGCCGACGCCAACCTGACGCAACCCGGCTGGATCATGGCTCCCCGCACGTTCCGCTTCCTCGAAGGCCTGCGCGACGGAAACGGCAACAAGGTCTATCCGGAGCTCGCCAACGGCATGCTGAAGGGCTATCCGGTTGGCAAGACGACGCAGGTGCCGATCAATCTCGGTGAAACCGGCAAGGAGTCGGAGATCTATTTCACCGACTTCGGCGATGTCTTCATCGGCGAGGAAGAGACGCTGGAGATCGACTACAGCAAGGAGGCGACCTACAAGGACGGTGACGGCAACGTGATCAGTGCATTCCAGCGCGACCAGACGCTGATCCGTGTGATCGCCAAGAACGACTTCGGCCCGCGTCACGTCGAGTCGATTTCCGTGCTGTCCGGCGTGACCTGGGGCGCGTAAGTGAATCTGTAACTGTGCGGGCCGCCCGTTCGTGGGCGGTCCGCATTTCGGAGAATGACATGAAGGTGGTCAAGTTCAAGCGGCATTACGCGCAGTACACGCCCGGCGACGTCGCAGGGTTCGAGGACGAGCACGCAGACCGGCTTGTCGAAGCGGGGATCGCCCAGACGCACGAACCGGACCTGAAGGATGCGAAGGCGCCGGCGAGGGCCGAAACGTCCAAGGCCGCTGCAGCGAAGGGGTGATTCGGGATGGCTGCTGTTCTCGTCGAATACCTGGACGACATGGAGCCGCTTACCTTCGCAGACGTTGCGATTCAGTGTCGAATCGATGACGAGGAGGAACGGGAGTTCATCGAGCGCACGGTGATTCCCGGTGCACGTCAGGCGGCCGAGCGGAAGTCAGGGGCCGCGATTCGAAAGGCGCGCTACTTCGAGCGGCTGGCGAATTTCCCGGTGGGTGACTTTCCGCTCTCGATCGGGCAAGCGCTGCGCGTCGACAGCATCGAGATTCGCGATGGGACCGGCACGGCTTCGACACTGGACCCGAAAGGATACCAGCTTGTTCAGCTCGGGCGTGAAACCTTGTGCGCGCTGCTTGGCGCGACTCACTGGCCTAACGCGCGAGCAGTGACGATCACGTATCAGGCAGGGATCGACATCGACAAGCACCCGTCGGTGCGGTCGTGGATGTTGCTAGCGGCCGCATGGGCCTACGATCACCGGGAGCTTTATTCCGAAGGTCAGGCAATCGCACAGATGCCGGACGGCTATGCAGACCTCCTGCTCGATTCGATCACCGTTCCGCCGAGGTTTTGATGAAGGCCGGGAAACTGAAAGAGCGAATCGTCATCGAGCGACCGAGCGGCGAAGAAAACGAGAATGGCGAACCGCTGCCGGGCGCGTGGGTCGTGCATGCGCGACCTTGGGCCGATGTGCTGTTCGTGAACGGAAAGGAACACGTCGTCTCAGGGGCAATTCGAGGTTCCACTGTCGCCAGCATGCGTATTCGATATCGGGCAGGGCTCGACGAGCAAATGCGTGTGCGATACGACGGCCGACTGTACGACATCACGGCGGTGCTGCCGGCGCGCAAGCGCGGGTATCTCGACCTGTCGGTGAAGGTGGGGGAGAAGTATGTCTAGCGTCCAAATTCTAGGGCTGGCCGACTTGCAGGCCGATTTCGCGAAACTGTCGAAATCCAACTCGACCAAAACGCTCCGGCGCGCAACGCGCGCTGGCGCGAACGTCATTCGGGATGAGGCACGGGTTCGCGCCCCGAAACGCAAAGGGAAGCTGCGCCGAAACATCCAGTCCGCGGTGCTTCGTCAGAAAGACGCGCCTGGGCTGGCAACGGCCGGCGTGCGCGTTCGGACTAAGGGCAAGGGTGATTCGCCAACCAACGCGTTCTATTGGCGCTTCGTAGAGCTCGGCACGCAGTACATGCGGGCCCAGCCGTTCGTGAGACCGGCGTTCGACACCTCGATCGGCCGGGCCGAGGGCGCGATTCGCACCGAGATCGCGCGTGCGATCGATGTCGTTGCCGGGGGTGGCAGGTGAGCGCGCTCATTGTCCGCAATGCGATCGGCGTAATTGGTGATGCGAAGGGGTATGTCGCTGCCGCCGCGGCCGCGAAATCGCCGTACTACGTGGTGTCGCGCGTGAGCGGTGGCCGCGACATGGCCATTGGTGGGGCGACGGGTGGCAAGTCCGGGGTGTTTCAGATTGACGTCTACGCAAGCACCTACACGGAAGCCGACGCGCTTGCAGATCGGGTAATCGATCGCGCGTATGCAGCCGCGCAATTTTCCGTCGGCGGAGTCAATGACCTGCCAGACGATTATTCGAGCGATTCCGGTGATTTTCGGGTGAGTCTCGAAATATCCGTGGAATTCTGACGGAATCCAATGTGTGTACGGCCCGCCTCGAGCGGGCCATTTTTATGGTGAGGGGCTTATGGCCGAAAAGAGCAAGCGCATCAAGGCGCAAGGTACGAAGGTCGAGATCTCGAAAACGTCGTCGGCTGATCTCGACGACGACAAGCTCGTTTTTGTCGATCTCAACACGACGAGCAAGACGATCAACTGGCAAGGAGGGCAATCGTCGGAAATCGACGCTACGACGCTCGCTAGCGACGAAAAGGAGTCGGAGCTCGGCCTGCCCGATCCGGGCGAATTTTCGGTCGACGGCAACTATTCGTCGGACGACGCCGGCCAGGTGATTCTCCGCGGGGCGCGCGGCACGGGCGACAAGTATGTGTTCCGCGTGACTTTCCGCGACAAGTCGCAATTCCTGTTCGTTGGCATGGTGCGTCAGTACACCTGGTCGGCGGGCGTCGACGGCATCGTGACGTCGACCTACAGCGTCCGCGTCAGCGGCTCGCCGAAGGAAGTGCCGCCGCCGGTCGCGCCGGCGGGTTAATCGATCCCGAGAAAGTAAGGAAAAAGTGATGACGAATACTCCGACGGTCGCCGGCGCGCTACGTGCCGCGATTCTCAATCCGCTCGCTGGGTGGCAACACGAAATGGTCCCGATGCCGGAGTGGGGCGACGTAACGGTCGCGGTGCGCGAGCCGCTTCTCGAAGATCGAGCATTCTGGCTCGAGCCGCTGCGCCTCGCTGCTGGCGTCGAGCCGGGCGACGACGAGGAAGCGGCGCGCGCGAAGTATGCGCGTGTTCGCCCTGACGAGCACCGGCTTGCATCTGCACGCCTGTTCGTTCGCGTGCTGTATGTCGAGACCGCGGCCGGCTGGCGTCGCGAATTCGAGGACGGCGATGCGCAGGCGGTCGCGTCTGCGTTCGGTCCGGCACACGAACGCGTCGTCAACACGGCGATCGAGCTCGGCAATATGAAAGCCGACGCGGAGGACGATGTAAAAAAAGCCTCCGCCGAAACCCCGATCTCAGACTCGAACTGACGCTGGCGCTGCGGCTCGGCAGGACGCTTGCCGAGCTGCGCGCGGACATGTCGACCGCGGAGTTCGCTTTGTGGCAGGCGTTCGATGCCGAGTCGCCGATCGCCGATGATCGTTACGACCTTCATGCCGCGATGGTCGCGTCGGCCGTATTTCAGGCGCAGGGTGCGAAGGTCAAGGTGGCCGACATGATGCCGAAATGGTCGGGCGAATCGGCAGAGGTTCAGGACGTCGCCGACGATCCTTTCTTCGCAGGCCTAATGAGATTGGTAAAGTAGGCGAATAGGAAATATGGGAACGAGTCTCCGCGAGCTGATCGTTAGCGTTACCGCGAATACGACCCAGTACGACCGACGTATGCAGCAGCTTGGGTCGACTGCGAGCGGCTATTTCAATGCGGTCCGAGATGGAGGTCGCGCCGCTGATGCTGCATTCGCGTCGAATGCAGCAAGCGTGCAGCTGACGGTGCGTGCGATGGAGGTAGCGCGCGGCTCGCTCACAGCTTACGCGCAAGCTGCTGCCGCGGCGTTCGGTGTGCATCAGCTGATCGAGTATGCCGACGAATGGACGAACCTGAGCAACCGGCTCAAGATCGTCACGCGGGACCAGATCGACTTCGCGGTCGCGCAGAACGATGTGCTGCGTATCGCGCAAGCGACGCGACAGCCGCTCGACGCGACGGCTGAACTGTATCAGCGGATCGCGAACAACACGTCTCACCTGGGCCTGTCGATTAAACAGGTGGGCCCGCTGGTCGAAACGATCAGTAAGGCGGTAGCGCTGTCGGGCGTGTCGGCCGATACGGCGCGACTCGGTATCGTGCAGTTGGGGCAGGCATTCGCGTCCGGTCAGCTGCGCGGGCAGGATCTGAAGAGCGTGCTCGAAGAACTGCCGGGCGTTGCTGACGCGATCGCGCGTGGCATGGGCAAGGGCACGTCCGAACTGAAGGCGCTCGCCGAGGACGGCAAGCTGACCGTCGAGAACCTGATCGACGCGCTCAAGAACGCGGGCTCGAGTACCGACGCGCTGTTCGGCAAGGTCGACATGACCGTCGGGCAGGCGATGACGCGCCTGCAAACGGAAATCGTCGCGTATGTCGGGCACGCGAACGAGGCGACGGGTGCGAGCGCAAAGCTGGCGCAGAGTGTGGTCTATGTCGCCGAGCATCTCGACGAGATCGTGACGATCAGCGCGTCGCTCGCGGCGGGCCGGCTCGGTGTCTATTTCGCGCAGACCACTGTGGCTGTGAGCAAGTCGGCGATCGCGTGGAATGCCGAGCGGCAAGCGCTGATCGCCAAGGCGCAGGCAGAAAACGCGGCGGCGCTTGTGACGATCACGAAGGCGCAGAGCGATCGCGACGCGGCGGCAGCGAAGCTGCAGAACGCGCAGGCTGCGGAGGTTGCCGCAGCGGCCGAACTGGCCGGCATGCGCGCCATGCGCGAAAGCCTCGCGATGCAGTCGGCGCTGACGGCCGGCTCGATCCAGTACACGCAGGCGAAGCTTGCCGAGGCGCGTGCTATCGAGGCGAGCGCGGTGGCGCAAGTCGCGACTGCGCGGTCGAATCTGTCGAATAGCCAGGAGATCGGCGCGCGGATCGCTGGCACGCCGTACGCGGCCTTGATCGCGCGTGAGACGGTCGCGGCGCAGGACGAGCTCGAACGAGCCGAGGCATCGCTCGCGCTCGCGCAGCAGCGTCGCGTGGCGTTAGAAGCTGCGGCGGCCAAGGGTACCGTCGACCAGACGCGTTACGCGGCGGCGCTGGCAGAAACCGAGAAGGGGCTCGCGGTCGCCGAACGAGAGGTGGCGGCGGCAACGCAGGCACGCGAGCGCGCCGAACGCGGCGCGACGGCGGCGACGGCCGGGCTGGCTGCCGCGACCGAGCGCGCGGCAGTGGCACAGACTGCCGCCGCACGCGCGGGTTCGCTGATGCGCACGGTGGGATCCGGAATGCTGTCGGTGATGGGTGGTCTGCCCGGCATTATCGCGACGGTCGGAACGGTGGCGCTCGGCGCCGCGGTGAACTGGCTGGTATTTCGCGATCACGCGAGCAGCGCGACGTCGAGCCTGGTCGACATGCAGGCGCCGCTCGACCAGATCATCGAGAAGTATCGGCAGCTTTCACCACTCCTGCAGGAGGTCGAGCGCAATCGAGCGAAGCAAGCGCAGGCGTCGGCGCGAAGTGATGTCGCGGACGCATACAACAGCCTCGCGACGCGGGCGTCGCAGAGCGTCATCGTGCCGACATTCGGCGACGGCGCACCGATTGTTACCGACGAAGATCAGGCAGCGCTCGATCGATTCCTCGAGGGGCTGAATCGAATCAAGTCCGAGAATCTTGGCGTCGACGAGAAGTCGCGCGAGCTGTCGCGGCTGGTCGGGGTGTTCGTCGACGCAACGAAGGGTGGTGACGATCTCCGGACGGAGCTGGTGCAGGCCGCGTCTGCGATTGACACGGCCGGCGCTGCGGCAGACAAGGGTGCGCGCACGCTCGCCGCGATGGATGCTGCTGCGCGCGGTGCTGCAGACGGGGTGCGCCTCCTCACGGAGCAAAACAACTTCTTCGCGGGCGGCATGGCGGCCGAGGCGTGGAGCAAGTACGTCGAGAAGCTGAAGGAAGCTTCCGATGTGATCGGCATGACCGCGCGGCAGCGGGCCGAGTATGAGGCGAAATCGAAGGGCGCGAATACGGCCGAGGCGCAACAGGCCGGCGTGATCGCGGGCCGTGCTGACGCCTACAAATCTCTCGAAAAAGCGATTCAGGACAAGGATGCGAAGGCCGAGGCGGGCGCGCGTCGGAATATCGACAACCTGACGCGCGAGCTCGCGCTGATGAATCAGCAGATGGTCGTCGCGGCGGCGCTAGCTGAATTCCAGGCGGATCTCGTTAGCAAGAAATTCGAGAAATTCGGATTCAACGCTGACGCGGCACGCGCGGCCGCTGCGGCGCGCGGGAAGCAGGCTTTCGACGATACGGTGTCGGAGTCGGCCGCGCAGGTCGCGCGCATCAAGGTCAACGCACCGGCATTGGGGCACAAGGCCCGGTCGGGCGGCGCCCGGTCCGAGCCGGAAAGCCAGCGCATGCTCGACAACATCGCGCAGCGCATTGCGCAGTTGCGTGTCGAGGTCGTCGCTACGGACAAGTTGACGCAGTCGGAGAAGGACCGGATTGGGTTCGACCAGAAGCTGACGGATCTGGCCGCGAAGCGCACGAAGCTGACCGACGGGGACAAGAGCTTGATTCGTGAGCAGGCTGCAATTCGCGCGGCATATGACCGCGCGGTGCAGCTGGAGAAGGAGGTCCGTTATCACGAAGCGATCAACAAGCTGAAAGAGC